ATGTTTTTGTTTTTGATGTTGGATTTGATGCATTTACAACAGCATAAATGTTTGCCGTCATATTTTCTCCACCATCAACACTAATAGTACGTGATGCTGTATCAACGCTAAATTGTTGCGCCGGAACAGTTTTTCCTTTAACATGAATACCAGTTCCCTGATTTGTTACAACGATTTGATAATATTCTTGTTTGGATGAAGATGTGGCAGCACTCTGTAAAGTTTCTCCTGTTCCTAAAGATAGAGACTGAGACACGCCAGATGTAAATGTTACAGTTTGATAAAGTCTTCTATAAGAATATGAAAAATCACGAATCGTATTATCGGCAATATTATTTTCACCAATCTTAATTAGTAATGGTTCACGTTTAGATTCATTAATTATAGTAGGTTGAAATAATTTCGATTGTGTAATTGAAGTTGCACTAGAACCATAGCTTCTATCTTTTGAGAGTGGAGAAACGTTTGCAGATGCGATTCTTAAACCAGAGGCACTACGAGTAACCAAAGATTCAACATCAACAAATTTTGGGTCAATAACAAATCTAAAATTACCTGCTGCCGCAGCGGTAGCAGCATCACTACTAAATGGTGGAGAAACTGTAGCAGTTAAAGTTGAACCAACATAATCTGTAATAATTCTTGCAGTATTATCACTAGGCGTATTGAATGGTGCACCACCAACTATTCTAATTGATAGTCCCTTATAAACATCATTATTAGCTGCATATCCACTCGGTAATACAATTGTAGTAGCAGAACCACTAGTAGCATTTACACCATATCCACCATTTGCACCAATCGAACGTGTGTTGATATCAGTTAAGAACACTTTATAAATGTAGTTATTACTCTCTAAAGTATTAGCTGAAACCGAATAGAAAGAAACTAGTTTGACTTTTGTATTTCCAATTACGGTATTGGAATATATTGCAGTATTTCCTGCGTTCAAATAAGCATTGGCTTGTCCAGTATTCAATAGAGATAGTTCAACATTACTATATTGATTTGTTGCAAAATTACCAAACAAACTATTCGCAAAAATATAATAGCCATAATCAACTTCAATTCTACGATTCGAAACAGATTCTGTTGTTCTTGGTTTTGGAACCGTTATAATTGTCGGCGCATCTCTTCTAAATTCATAACCTTTAATGTAGGCTTTACCAGAACCCAAAGAAATATTGGAATAGGCTGAATTTGCGGCGCTGTCATTTAGTTCTATTGCAAAATTTTTAATAACGTAATCACCAGACTCATCTTCTGTTCTACGGGCAAGTTCATCACCAATTGCCGCATAAATTGGAGTTTGAGCAACTTTTAAAGGAACACCATCTTGAACAGTTCCTAATTCAATAAACTGTTTTAAATCTGTGCTATCAACGCTTCTTGTATCCAAAACCATTTCAATTTTGTAACGGTCTGCACCCGGAGCTTGAAAATTTGAAGAGCCCTGTGCTGGGTCTAAAAGTGTTGTATCTTCAGAGTAATCAATTAAATCCTCATTTACGTTAAAACCAACAATAGCACTTCCTTGTAGACTATATTTGTTTATGGCTACAGTTTGTGGTTGAGTCTTAACAAAAAAGCCATCATAATAGAAGACACCTTCGTTGACAGAAAATGATTGGCAGTTGCCAGTTACATTTGAAGAAGCTGTATTTGCATAATAGACTATTGATGATACATCATTGTTTGAAGTATAGAATGATTCGTCTGAAGTAAATGGGTCACCATACATTTGATTAATAATAAATGTTATTGGCTGATTGTCTGAAACAGACGCAGGATACGACTTTAAAACGTATGCACGTTTTGTGTTTGCGGTGTTAATAATTATTTGTTTATCAAAATTCAGATAAGAAATATCTTGACCAGAATATGTTGAAGATATATTCAAATAAGTTGTATTCTGAATAGTAATCTGACCACCAGTAACAATAGAACCGGTTTTGAAAATATGGTCACCAAATTTTTTAATTTGATCTTGTAGGTTAGTCTGTAACTGCGTTAATTCACGTGCCTGTACAGCATTTCCTGGTTTAAACAAAACCCTATAATAATTTTTGTCGTCGTCAAAATCGTCGTAGTACGGGTCTTGATTGAAATTAGTAATTAGTGCCATTTATTAACCTTTAAAATCTTACAATAAGTTTTATATTTTCCGCTTGACCTTCTGATCTTTGCGTTTTGAATGCATTCTCAGTGTATATAACATCACCAGAATATGGTTGAAATTCTGGATTTTGTACTGAAACAACCAAACGATCTGCTATACCAGAACTCGTTCCACGCAAAGGAAAACCAGTTTTAAAAATTCCTCTTACATTAGTCAGTCTTACTTGTGTTGCGGTTTGATCCAAAACAAACCCATATGCAGTGGTTGAAGATGCTGATGTGTCATTAGCAAAACCTTGATAAACAAATTCACCAATAGTATAATTTGAACCCGTTGTCATAATCAAAGATGTTGCTTGTGATATTACAGCATTAGCCGATGTTGCTGAAACTGCTTGAGAATTTCCATATTTATGTGGATTAACTAGAACACCATACTGCCTAAATGATGTATTTGCTGGAATTTTTCCATTTTCAGTTGAATCAATTTCACCCATTCTGGAAACAATCATCACACTATTTGCACCCAATTCTTTTGCTGGATTTCTTGCATGACCATACTTCATATCACGAATAACACGTAACGTTGCTCCTGAACCTGTTCCATATACAAATGCATTAGCTCTCGAATATCCAGTTCCAATAGTAGTAACTGTAACCTTTGTCAAATATCCAGCCGAATTGATTGTTGACCTAGCAACCGCACCAATACCATCACCATCAATATAAATTCTTGTGGTTAGTGCAATTTGATTTGCTGTTGTGTTACCACCACCCGAACCACTGGTTGCGAATGATAAAGCTATATTGTTATTTGGTACGTCAATATTTCTGATATATGTTCCTGGAACTATACCAACACCAGAAACTGACATATTAGCTGCAACATTTGTAGTGTTTGCTAGTGTTAATACTGTACAACCGGAAGAGAAAGTAGGAATAACTGAAACATTATTTTCATAAAAACCTAATCCACTACTTGTAACAACTATTGTTGTAAGTTCTCCATCGATAACACCTGTACTACTAACACCATAATCTAATTGATTTGTGCCGATTGGCACTGGAATCCACTCATTCGTCAAGAATTTATTGGATGGTCTGACATTGAACATATATTTCCAAATGAAACCATCGGATGTTGATATGTTGCCGTTTGATGAAATATAGTCACCCGTTGGTTCCACAACAGAATTTGCCGATGCATTATTTGATAAACACTTATAAACATTACGTTCAGAAGTGTAAACATACATTGGTTTTACATTTAAAGAAATGTCACCAGTTATCAAATCTTCCAAATCAATCAAATCATCATATTGTTTATATTTTGTGTTAGCTGTCCAACTGACCAAAGGTATGACAAGTTCTACGTCATTTCCTGTGATTTTTTTAGCCCCAATCATATTCTCCCAAACCAATTTCTCTTCTTCGATACTATCAATAGCTGGTGAAGGAAAATTTTCATCTGTGTATGCAAGAGGTTTTCCAATGTAAACATAACCAACTTCAGGAGATGGTTCATAAAACGATTCTCTAAATTGAATCGATGCTATGTAAGGTAGTTTTTTAGATGTTACTGATGACATGATTATTATCTATTATGGTATTGGAGTGTTACTATTTAACGCAAAGACAACAGCTACAAGACGGTCAATTGCTGTCTGAACAGTTACGGGTGCGGGATTTGCCCATAGTTGAGTATTTGCTGCGCTATAATCATCCGCCGTATTTGCAGCATCAAACGCAGAATTGGCATGAATAAATCCAGAATTGGCATGGTCAAATGATGCATTGGCTTGTATAAATCCAGAATTGGCATGGTCGAATGATGCATTGGCTTGTATAAATCCACTGTTTGCTGTAATAAAAGCGGCATTTGCTTGTTCATACACAGCGACAACGTTTGTGTTTGTATTGGCTACGTCAAAAGCTGCGTTTGCGTGTGCGAATGCTGCTGAAATATTATTATTTTGTGTTATGTTGGTTGTGCTTGCAGCATTCGCAACATCAAAAGCAGAATTTGCATGTATAAATGCTGAGTTTGCATAAGAACCCGAAGAGTTTGCTGTATATGATGGTGTGTTTGCAGCAATCGAAACACCATTTGCAAAATCAAAAGATGAATTGGCATGTATGAAAACCGCACTTATACTGTTATTTTGTGTTAAATTAATTCCACTTTCTACGTTTGCTGCATTGAATGCTCCGTTAGCATAGATTGCAGCAGAATTTGCCACATGTGATGGAGTATTTGCAGCAATGAAAGCACCATTGGCGTAGATTGCAGCAGAATTTGCCACATGTGATGGAGTATTTGCAGCAAGAAATGCTGAATTAGCGTGTGCAAATGCTGCAACAATATTATTGTTTTGTGTTGCATCAGTTGCAGACGCTGCGTTAGCAGCAGCGAATGCTCCATTAGCATATATGGCAGCAGAGTTTGCTACATGTGATGGTGTGTTGGCTGCAATTGCAGCACCATTGGCAAAATTAAATGCCGAATTGGCTTGAATGAAACCAGAATTTGCGTGATTAAAAGCAGAATTTACGTGCCTGTATGCAGAATTGGCTTGAATGAAACCAGAATTTGCATGATTGAACGCCAAGTTTGCTTGACCTTGTGTTGTGTCTAACAAAGTATCTAATGTAAAAGCGGACATCTTTTTAGAAACAGGAATACCAGATTCGGTATCCGTCACTAGAAAAAATGTATTTTTCGTATTAGACGATGGTGATGTTAATTCAGTTAATTCTGATAACTTAATTTTTGACATTTTTAATTCCTAAATTTACTTTGTATTTATTCTATTATTAATTCTTTTTCGAATTCTGTTTGAATAATAGCTTCAGATTCGGTAGTTACTAGAATTGTAGAAATTGTGGAAATTACGACAGCGGTTTCTAAATTTGCAGTTTGATACCACGAAACGGGATTAAATTTAATTACCGCTCCACTTCCTGCACTATTTGGCGTAGAATCTGGAGTATAATAATATTCACCAACACCTTTAATCACACTGCTGCTATTTGTAGTTAATTTTCTTATTGCACCATTTCCAGAATATACTTCAACAAGAACATTTGCTGCGGTGTTTTGTTCAACAAATCCAACAGATATTACTGCATTGGTTTGTGCATTTGCGACAGCGACTAATGAGAATGTTGCGTTCGTATAAGTGTTGCTATTAGCAATTACACCAACAACCGCTGTTTGTCCAACATTTACGGATGTTGTGACAACAAGATTGGCTACGTTTGTTGTATTTGCATTAAAACCTATTGAAAAACTTGCTGCCGTGGTTGGTGTTTGCAGTGTTGCAGTAGCAGGGTCTAAAATACCAACTACAATAACATCAGCGCCATTTGCATACAATCCAACATCATTCATACGTGTGCGAACAATTGCACCGGTTGAATTTACTGTTACAACGCAATTAGCAACAATATTTGCGGTCGCTTGGGTTGTTGAAAACACTACATTACCGTTTACGTATCCAGAACCACCAATCAATGGCAATACTTGTGTAATAGAAACCGGAGTTATATTTGGTCTAACAAACGTTGGTGGACGACGATATAATCCAACATCAGTAATCACAATCGATTGCATGTTGATTACGCCATTTGATGGATACACTTCATATGTTGCATTCGCATCTCTAACTGGGTCACCACCAGTAAATATTAAATAACCATTAGCCAAACTACGACCAACATAAACATTGGTTGCTGTGTTTGAACTAATATCAATAACAGAATTTGGTGAAGTGTTTAGAGTTGCAGATGGTGTGGACGTATATAAACCCGGGTCAACAATAACAATTTTACGAATTTGACCATCTAATGGCAACATTGTTAATGTGAAAATTGCATTACCAACATTTGCTGTTGCTGTTGGCGTTCCAACATATAAACCTCTATTCAAAACGGTTACATTTTCAATTGCTCCAGTTGTATTAACATAAATTCTTGCGTTTGCACTTATATTGTCTTTTCCCGTTCCAGTAAAAAGAATATAACCATTAACTGAATGTGCATTCGTATTTGCAACAATCGAAACAACTTGTGCAGATTGTGGTGGGAAAGTTTCAACGGAAACTGTTGCCGCACGTGTTGGATTTCCACCAGAGAATGTAAGAACACCATTTGAATGTCCATTACCTTTGCTTGTTACTGTAATTTCTGAGATAACAACATTTGGATTCGTATTTGGTGTTACTGAAGTTGGTTCAATTTGATATAATCCAGAATCATGAACAATGACTGTGTTGATGACTGTATTTGGATGAACTATCAATTGAACATTAGCATCTCTTAGTGGGCTACCACCGGCAAATGACAACCAACCATTTGAATAACCTTGACCACGATTTGTAATTGTTATACCGTTTGCATATAATACACGATGTGGATTCGTATCAGGTAATGCTATAGGTTTGTTTGCGTACAAACCACCGGAAATTAATGTTAGTGTTCTAATAGAGCCATTTGATGCATATACTTCTACGTTCGCAACAGCAGCTATGGCTTCATCTGTGCCAGAGAATTTTACTGTGCCATTTTCATATCCAGAACCCGAATTGGTTATCGTCAAGCTTGTTACTTGACCACCGCCGTTTGCGAATACTAAGTATCCATTTGAGTAACCCGAACCAGAATTAGCAATCGTTAGATTTGAAATATTTGAAGTTGTAATGATTTTCGTATTGCTAACAATTGTGTTTATCTTTCTAACTTCACCATTTACAGCAATTAATGAATTTAGTGTTATTATTCCTAACGTATTAGCAATATTAAATTTAGTATTGTCTCCTACAACAACTGCGCCTCCGTTACCAACATTAGCTCTACCAGAAATAGTTGTTTCTTTTACATCCTGAACCAGAACATCAGTCAGTTCAATAACGTTTTGTTTATTATAGAAGGCATAATTAACCAATCCGACTGGGTGTAAAAGTTGCTTTAGTATTGCTTTATATTTACTAAATTCTATCTGTGAAGAAAGAACATAAGAATAGTCTACGTAATAATCTTCGCCTTGTATTTTTCTTTCAAAAGAAGAAAGAATAGAATCGCTGGTTGTCCAACGACCAGAAGTTGATATTAGAGATTGTTCAATTTCGGCTCGAATTACTGCTGTTCCATCACCACCCAAAACAGATACTGATGGAATGTATTCATATCCTGAACCAGGGTCAATAACATTAACCGAAGTAATTTGTCCATTAGCACCAAAACCTTGTGCGGATATTTGTTCATTATCACCAGTTAAAGAGTCGATTTGAACAATCGCATTTGAACCTGTCGTGGAGCTTACGGTTATTGATGGAAAATTATTTTGTGTATATCCATAACCACCTAATGGCCAACGACCATAAACACCAATCGGTTTATCTGTTGCTGAATATGTGTAAACAGAATCAACAACGAGAATTGTGTTATTAGTAATTGATGCTACAACTTTTGATTCGTTATTGATATCAATTCTATCTCCAACAACCAATTCTAAATCAAACGCTGTACCAGTTCCAACGATTTCATTACATGCGGCTGATACTGTACCGACACCGGAAATTCTACTATTTGCAGCATCAATTCTTTCGATATATCCATTAGCCGCAATTTTTCCAACGGTTGCTGCCGCATGTTGTCCATAAGTTCCTAAAGGATTTGTGCCAAATACAATTTCATCGCCAATTTTATAATTTGAACCACCATCTATAATTTTATATCGACCAATTGACCTCAAACTCTTTGAATATCTTTTTGGAGTATTGGCACCAAAATCTGCGCCAGCTGCATCAAAAACAATAAAATCTTTTTGATTAAGTGGAACTGTCGATGAAAGAACTGAAACGTTTGTTATTGGACCAACTTGAAATGATATAAAATTTAAAGCTTCACCAATAGTATTAGCTGCACTTACATTGGATTTAGAAAATACAGCACCAAAATTAGATGTGTTGACATAAACTTCACCAACATTAAAATTTAAATTTGAAATTACGTCAGGAGAAATAATTAAAGTATTTGCAGCATTTGTACCAGAAGTGTCGATACCATCAACAACGACCAACATTGTACTAAAAGCATCATTACCCGAAATTGATATTGGAGATGATATTGAAAATGCTGCCCCACCATGATGAATCAATCCACTATCAATTGTACCAGAGGAAATACTTGCAACAACACCCAAAGCATTCGATGTGGCATTACCACCAGAAACCGATATAATATCACCAACACTATAATTATTTCCAGAATTTATAATATTGAATTTTTTAATTACAGAGAAAGATGTTGCACGGAGGTCGATTGTAACATTATTAATATCATCTATAATTGGTATTGATACTGTCTCACCAGTTAGGAAAGAACCTTTTAGTGAATTATTATTGACTATTAGTTCGATTGGTAAACCGAGAATAAAAATATCTGCAACGATTCTTTTGTTTGCAGATTCTACTATGGCAGTTGACCCAGTAGTAATGCCTGTAACCTTACGGTTCTCAAAAAGGGATACATTAAAATCAATGTATTTTGCAGTGATAATCGCACCATTTGCTGGTGGATTGATAAAAACTAATCTTCTATATTCTATGTTAATGTAATAATCTACTTCTGCTGTTTTTAAAACATCATCAACAAAAATATTTACTTCATCTAATTCTACTTTTTGAGCAAGATAAAAAATTGTATTAGTTCCATCACCAACATAACGACTGTATACATCAGGATTAATTCTTAATGTTGTGTCAGTTTTCCATTTGCTTGCCGATGCACGAAGAACGTTATTTTTAGGATAGATAATATCAATATCTTGACCAAAGATTAATTGAAATAACAGTTTAAACGAGTTTTCGTTACCCTTTGAACGATATAGATTTGCAAGGTGTTTAAAGAGAAGTGCTTTATTCGATTGCACCTCTAATGGTATCAATGAAGCATATGTATTATAAAAGTTTTTTTCAAATTGTTCAATTGAGTCATCAACATCTTTTATGTTTCTGAGCGTTTTTGCTGAAGTAACTAGATTATTTGATGTAGTTGTTGTGTTTGCCCGAGCTTCTAAAAAATCATAGTAAGCTTCGAGAAACGAAACAAATTTAGGATATTCATCCTTTACAAATTCTGGAATTTGTTTTTGAACAAATATTGAAGTTTTTAAATCTGTTACTGACATTATACAGTCTCTAGTGTTGTACTAATTGATGATGGATCGTTTTCATCTATTGAAATAATTGTATTTTTAAAAGAATTTATAATGTCTTTTTCTGACTCAATTGTAACACGAATTTCATTATCTGCCGATTCGACATCTTTAATTAAAATATTTGATATGGTAATTTTTCCAGAATTATAGTCAATTTCACCAGCATTTTCATCCACTATTTGTCTCTGTGCAAAATTATCATAGTAAACTGTTCTAATAGTTCCTACTCTACCATCGACTGATGCAACGGCTGCGGCCCCATAACCACCACCGCCAGAAATAGAAACTGTAGCACGAGTGTAATCGATACCACGATTTATAACTTCAATGTTTTGAATTTGACCATTAACTATGGTAGCGGCAGCAGTTGCTCCAGCTCCATCTCCAACGATAGTAATGGTTGGAGATGAAGTAAATCCTGAGCCAGGATTTGTTACTTGTATAGTTGAAACGCCTGAAAATGATTGTGGTATTTCATCAAACTGAACCGATCTATCTATACCTTGAGAATCAACAACAGTAAAATACGTTGAGGTTAATTTATTGCCAATAGTTCCTCTGCGTAGGGGAACACTAAAATCAATTACATATGGAGTTGATTTATTTAATGAAGGTGTAAATCTTTTCTGTAAAAGTACAGAAACGCTAGAACCAATAATTGAATTCGTATCAACTTTATCTATAGTATCTTGTACCCTTGATAAAATAAACTGCGCTCCAAACTTATCCAAGTTTGTGGTTTTATAAGTTAAAATAGAATTTCTAATTAAAGTTTTTAATTGGTCTTCAGTTAAGGTCGTTTTTTTAGCCGAATATCTAACATTTGATAAAACTTTTAAATACAAATATTCAGGCTCACGAATAACTGTTTGTATTGCCACGATTGCTTTTGGTTTAATAATCTCATCAATTATTCTTTGTTTTTCGTTATCTGATAAGAAATATCCATCTTTTGGTTTTAACGCAATATAGACAACTCCAAATTTTGGTGGACTTTCATCTTCCCCACCCCACACAGAAACAGAATCCACGGCAGGATAATTTTTAGAAATATAAGCTTCATAATCAGAAAAAGTTATTAAGCGATTTTGTGTAGTATACAAAAGAGGAGCAGCAAATTTAATATTATCAACCGATTCTCTTTCAGCTCCACCGGATGCAGAATTAATAGGATTAATAATAAAATCCGTTTGTGTATTACCTAAAGAATCTACTAAAGTTTCAGTCGCAACAAAATTATTGGCTTTATTTGCAGCTTCTCCATTTGTTACAACATATTGTACAGTGACAATAGCACCATCTGGTAATTTTTTACCTATAACATTATTTCCAAAATAAATGTCATATTGCTGAGATTTTCCTTCTTGTAAATAAAAAACTTCGGATTTAGTTGTTGTATTACTCGAATCTGTTGCCAAGCTATAAACTGTTATATCAGTATTTGAAGGAGATGGTTGAACTGTTACTGAAATTGTTGTCGTGTCGATTTCAGTATCAGGAAGTGTGTACACTTGTTTAGGATTTGTTGATTCATTATGCGTATAACTATATGTTACCAACTGGCCTTCGTAAATAGGTAAATTGAGGAAAGTAAAGTCATTATTTGCTTTAGTGACTTTTGTTTCTGTAAGTGTGACAAAACCATAGCTTACGCCATCTACCTGCTCCGATAAAAATCTATAACCTTTAGGAATAGTTAAAGTAGCTACTGCATTTGAACTGGTGTTTGCTGTGAAATTTATTATCGCCCTTGGTGCTTTACGTGAATATGGAACATATCCTAAAACTTTTGCTTGTGAAATAACAGAATCACGAAGAAGTGCTGTATCTAAAAATGATTCATTTGCTACCATGTTTAGATAGTAAGCTTGATAGTGTGTATTATACGCAAGAACATCTAATAGAATGTTCAAGCCAGAACCCTCAAAATCATAGTCAGTAAACTCAGACTGCTGATTTAAAAATGTTTTTAAATTTTGCTTGATTGTATCAAAATCAAGCTCTGTTACTCTTAGACGGTCTGCCATTTTTATCTAATTCTCTCTAAGAAGAAATCAATTGTAATTGGATTTGGATTATTGATTATGAAAAAAGTCATCGTTACATTATATCGATTTTCGTCTGGATACGCTGTTGCATTTACACTAGAAACGCTCACTCTGGGTTCATAATTCAATATAACTTCTTCTATTGCTCTCTCAATTCTGGATGATAAAATCGTATCAATATTTTCAAATAACAACGAACGTAAACCACTTCCTATTTCTGGTCTAAATGGTTTCTCAAAAAAATTCAAAGAAACTAAGTTTTTGACTGAATTTATAACTGCATATTCATTAACATGCTTAGTAATATCTTTTTTGACAGGATGTATATTAAAGTTTAAATCCAAGTCTTTATATCCTCTTTCTGATGATATTCTTGGATTATTTGATGTTATTGTCGTTGCCATTGCTTATTTATTCAACCTCCAGCAAATACATTAAAAGAACCTTGTGCTACTGAAGTACATCCAGAAATAGCATCACCAACACGACCCGCTCCTAATCCATTTATTTTTACTGTTGACGAACCAGATGATATTGGTGCAGAATGTGCTGGACATGGAGACCCAGGCAAAAGATGAACAGTATTTACATGTGATTGACAACTCCATGGAATGCCATTAACGAATACATTACCTGAGCCGACTGCCCTTACTGACGGTGAGCAATGGGTAACATCTAAATCTCCTACTCTTGTAGCTGCTGGCATATTATTTCCTATAAAATTAAGACCATAAGCCTGTGTTTGGTGACGGCAGTTTTGTGACTTTCATGTAACTTCCAACGTTAGGCGTTACAAGTCCAGCACTTGTAGCGATTCCCAAATAACAGTTTCCAACAGTAGCAGCATTTGTAATTATAAAAGCCTTCACCGTAAAATAATATTGTGCTCCACCAGTTAAAGATACAGTTGCTGGTAATGCAGTAGGATCTGCTGTACTAACTATACGTCCGGCGGCGTTCATAAACAGTGAAGTTGAAGTAACATCAATTCTATTACCCTGATAATTTGCGTTAATTAATTGAGGATTAACTGCGCCACCACCAACTGGGTCTCTTGTTCGAATGCTAAATGTAACTGTTCCGGCAGTAGACTTTAAAAAATATAAATTCCATTCAACTTCATATGCACTGTCCGTAGTCAATATCGCACCGTTTGCGTTGCCCATAAATGGCAACTGTGCTGTGCTAATGTTATAAGCAGAATTTGAACTTAGATATCTATATTGTACAACAGGAATAAAACCTCTTCCTTGGGTTGTGTCCACTGTTCCAAATAAACTGTTATTAAAAAATTCTATCTCTCCATTTGCAATGCCCGAATTGTTATAAGACACTAACGATGTATTTGAAAAACTAATGTATGTATTAGTATGTACGTTTGCTACTTGTAAATTTGCATTGACAACAACATTTGCCGTAACTCTACCACCACTATTGGCGTTTAATGAATTATTCGCACGAATAAATGCAGCATTGGCTTGAATAAATCCAGAGTTTGCATGATCGAACGCTGCATTTGCGTGGTCATAAGAAGAATTTGCTTGAATAAATCCGGAGTTTGCAACATATGTCGGTGTGTTAGCGGCAATTGCGATACCATTTTCTCTTATTTCAAAATAACTAAAATTTTCATCCAAGTCTTCCAGAGGTATAGCTTGACTTCTATCAGCAAATGTATTTGGTATTGTCATTCACCACTCCATTCTACACTAGCGCCAGCAGAATTCAACCAGTCCAAATTGTTTCCAAGATTGTTATTCCAAACAATTGGAAATTCTAATGGACTTCTTGTTGCATCAAAATAAGTATACACAAAATTTGTTCCTGTTGAAATATCATTTTTTACTTCATGTGTTAAAGAATACTCTGAAGAGCTTCCTCCTTGCAGAGAAACAATTACAGTGTAATCTTTTGTAATACTACTAATTGGGTCTTGTTCGTACTTAAATAACTCTTTTCCTTCGGGTATATCTGATAAATTAGAAACCACTGTCGGTGTTTCTAATTGGTCACTACTTCCTTTTGAAACGTATGAAGCAGAATCTATAAATCCTGTTAAATATTTTCCTGATATTGTAACTTGAGAAGTTCCCGGAGTTATAGAAATTCCTGTTTCTTCTTCATCATTTAAAGTAGCTGTAACGGAAACAATTGTTTCTCCAACAGATGGCGTTGCAGATATTGTTCTCGTAAACTGTTTTCCTCTGACAACCGAAGAAATTTCGGAACTAGGGCTAATGCTTGCCATTTGTTTCTCTTGTCAATAGTTCTTTTAATTTATCATTCCACTGTTCAATTTCTTCATGCTGACTCTGTGTGTGGGGCGGCTTAGGTATATGTGGATTAAACTTAATAACATTGTCCAATTTTTTTGGTATGTCTTCATACTTTCTATAAGTTTTTAACTTACCATTTACAAGTATAATAAATTCGTGTGCCATGTTAGTTCAAATCAATACGTGGTGCTTTCAATGTCATGTTACCTCCTGATGTAATTTTACAAGTGCCGTCAACATCTGCTTGAAAATTACCGCCAATTTGTAAATTTACATTACCATCAACATACACAGTAACGTTACCTTTTACATAGACTTGTTCGTTGCCAACTACAACTTCAAATTTATCTTTCTGTATTCTTTCTGAACGTGAGCCATCAGGACCCCATTCTGTGTATGAACCAGAACGATGATAGATGTGTACACGTTCAGCATCTTTTGTATCATCAAACTCTAATGCATGACCAGATTCTGATTCATATACATTATTATATGGATACTGTGCTTTATAGTAAGAAGCTGGTTCAACTTTATTTGCTCTTTTATTTTTCTTTGCGGTTACAATTTCTGAAGGATACTTAGCATCGTTTCTGGCAAGCCTTGATGTTGATGGTTCATCCAGTTTTCTTGGATAATTGATTGCATTTTCCGTTGGCTTAACTGGTGCAGATGCCAACTCAGCAGGCGTTCTTGCATCATTAAATGCTTCTTGGGGTTTAGCTGCGTTTAAAGGTATACCAGGAAAACTTCCTAACATCACAGGCTCTTGTGCATTTTCCCCGTCAAGAAAAAAACCAAATACCATATCACCTTCACGTGGTGTATAAACAATTGGAGTATTTACTGGTATATTTGGAACAGCCCATGGCAAAGAGTTTGTTGGTAACTGAAGTTTGTTTGTGCTATGCCAACCTATGCAACGAACACGACATCGCCCCAATTTTAAAGGATCTTTTCGGTCTTCAACATAACCTACCCACCAAATAAAACCATTTTTTCCAGCAAAATCTTTTTGTGGCGAATTCATTTTTTATCCAGTATATGTCGCAAAAATTTTTGAATAATCTGTTGCAACTTTAGTTTGTTCTGGAGTATTAACTTGAGGTTTTTGATTCGTAGAATCTGTTGCCACTTCCATAACTGTAATATGTCTTGTTGAACTGATAATGTGTCTTGTTCCCGTTATAATATATTTACCACTAATCGAATCATCTTGCTCACCCTCTTTTCCTTTTGAGTGTGTTCCAAATCCAGAAGTATCAAAATTCACATTTTTGCCTGATGTTAATTGAAAATTTCCAGGCATGGTAATTTTTAATCTTTTTGTCATCAAGTTACTCATTATAGCTTTTCTTTGAGTTACAAATAACTCATAGGGTTCATTCTTGGAAATCGAAGTTGGGTCATTCTCTTTTACGTAACTACTTTTACCACGAATTTGATTGTATACACTTAATGCTTGTTTTGAATCATAAGAATTGTGGGTTGTCGTTTCGTTATCTCGATTGTGTATTACCGCATCGATTGCATTTTTATTTGCGTGTTCAACTAACTTATAAAT